GATCGGCCTCCCAGAGATCGGCCCCCCTGAGATCGGCCCCCCTGAGATCGGCCTCCCAGAGATCGGCTCCACAGTTTTTGTCTAATAAATCTTTGATTGATTTATAACTTCCTTCAATTAATATCTTGCCATAAATATTTTTTAATTGTATTTTCATATCATTCTCCTAAAAAATAATCAGCGGACTTTTTTTCGGGAGGGATAAATTGTCCGCCGATTATTGACATAACACTTATATTATACATCATTAAATCAAAAAGTCAAGATATTTTTTTAAAATGGTACATCCTCATCACTTGTTTCGTTTACGTCTTCTAAATGTAATGGTTCGTTTGATGGTTTTGGCATGTCGTCCCTGTGCGACATTTCCGGTTGTATTGATTTTCCGCGTGGCTTGGCTCCAAACTCAATTTTTTCTGTTTGGATCTGATAAACTTTTTTTTCTTCCCTGTCTGTCCAATATGTTAAATGCCCAGTAATGTAAACAGACTGACCGACCGTAAGAAATTTCTTGCACGTTTCCGCTACTTTTCCAAAGATAACTACACTATAAAACTTTCCTACTTTTTGCTTTGTTTTATAATCGTACTCATCGTCGACAACGGAAATATTTAAAATATTATTTCCCGTTTGTGTTGTTTTAAGATCGCCCATTCTTGTAACGCGACCAAATAAAGTAATTGTATTCATATTTTCCTCCTTAAAAAGAAAAGATTTGTTCGATGTAAATTTCAATTGGTTGAGACTCCAACGCCTCGGCAAGCGCTATAATATCAGGCCGCCCCTTACCACGCTTTAACCAATTATACAAAGTGTGATAGTTCATTTTCATTTTTGCGGCTAAAGATGTAATGTTAAGCCCAAGTTCTTTCATGCGCTTTTCGATAAATTCTTTGTTTAATTCTCTTTTCATTTTTTCACCTCCTTGGTAAATCTTTTTAAACATTTATCACAACGATATGTACCACAACGATATGGCATGTTATTTTTTATATTATTTTCTAAAACCATTTCAAAAAAATCACAGATATTTATCATAGAATCATTTAACGTCAAATATGGACATTTATAACTACACTCATTTGTATGCTCAGAATCAACCTCAATTGTTATATTATCTTTTAATTTCATTTCTCACGCCTTTAAATTCTATGATTTCTTTTTCATAAAGTTCTTTGCAGGCATTACAAATACCGTAAGTAGATTCATGTTCATTTTCGGTTAGTTTTTTACCCAATAATAAACTGTGACCGAAGTATTTGTTATGCCATGCGCATAGTCTTAACATCGTTCTTTGTTTTTTCATAACTACCTCCTCAATTTTTAATCATATAATTCTCATAATCTTTTAACTTTTTTTTCTCCGTTTTGGTAAGCTTTTGAGAACAATATAACTTTTTAGTTACAATATATTGTAATTGAATAATCTCTTTAAGAGGATCTTTTAACTTTTTCATTGTATACCTCCTTTAAAAAAGGTCGGGTGGGCCAGCCTAACCTGTTACCCACCCTTAAGGTTGATTATGGATTCCTATATTAGCCATTTAGCCCATTTGTGGTTAGGGTGTAAATTAATTAGATTTCCCAATAGACTTAATTGAGAATCTTTTTTGTGATATCCTAAAGGAATTATAACACAATCAATGGAGTCAAAATATTTTTGTGATTTCTCTTTCAAATCTTCCCAGGTTTTTGCCAGAAAAGATTTACATTTTTCATTCCCATTTAAAACAATTTTAAAATAAAATCTAAATTGTTTTTCCATAATCACTCCCTCCTATAATAAATTATTTTCTAATATTTTATATTATCATAGTCAATAATTCTCCTTGCCATCTCGATAGGAATAACAATTCCCTGTTTTTCTGATTGTTTGAAATCGCGTAAATCAGTCAAAGTATTACCGCTATTCATAGCATTATCAATACTATTTTTTAAAAAAATCAAAATATCATTATCCATAATCACTCCCTCCTTTTATTTATTTTTTTATTTTAGCATCAAAACAATATATTATTAGCATTTTCCATAACCTCTTTAATATATTGAATTAATTCTAATGTGGCAATTTCCAAATTATCAAATAATAAAAATTGATTTTGATTTTTATAAACAATAGTTCCATTGAGCATACCATAATATTTTTTTTTGTTAAATTTTCCAATAGATATCACAAGCCATTTTCTAATTTCAATAAATTTAAAACCATTTTTAAAATATATTTGTATCATAATCACTCCCTCCTTTTATTTATTTTTAATATCGAATGTTTTCAAATATTTGCCGCAATCACCACAAAAATGTTCGAAACCTTCCATCCCATTCTCATAATCGCAATATACAGATTCATTATTGCCCAAATAATTGCCACACTCTTTACCCGCGCACGTTGTAACCTCATGGCCACAGATATTACATACCAAAATATTAACTGATAAAACATTTCCTTTTTTCATTTTATTACCCTCCTTTTATTTATTTGTAAAATGGAAAATTGTTTTTGTATTATTATAATTTACACTGACATTATGAGTTAAAGCAAAATCTTCTATAAAATCAAAGAATCTCTTATGTAAATATATATATGCATCCCCTTTATCATATACACTATCTAAAAATTTCGATTTGCCCGTATCTAAAAAAACTTCTACGCTTCCAGTTGAATATAACCTCAATCGCACAATATCATCTTTGAATAAATTGTTAAACCGTTCAATTAATTTATTATTTAAATCATTTCTTAAATCTGTTTTCATTTTGAACTCTCCTTTTCATATTTTGTTCTTCATCAATTCTTTTCTCTAATTTCTTTGCCTTTTCGTGCGCTTCCATTGCAGCGCAAATAAACGATACTACAATACCAAAAATTATTAATAGAATTACTTCAATTGTTGACATTTTTTTTCTCCTTTTAAAAGTTTAATACCATACATAATAATTTTCTTTGGCATTTTTGTTTTGGCAGCATCAGCAGCAGCAGCAGCAGCCCAAGCAGCAGCCCGAGCAGCATCAGCAGCATCAGCAGCAGCAGCCCAAGCAGCAGCCCGAGCAGCAGCCCGAGCAGCATCAGCAGCATCAGCAGCAGCAGCCCGAGCAGCAGCCCGAGCAGCAGCCCGAGCAGCAGCCCGAGCAGCAGCAGCAGCCCAAGCAGCAGCAGCAGCCCAAGCAGCAGCAGCAGCCCGAACAGCAGCAGTCTGAGCAGCAGTCTGAGCAGCAGCCCGAGCAGCAGTCTGAGCAGCAGTCTGAGCAGCAGCCCGAGCAGCAGTCTGAGCAGCAGCAAAATTTTTAGAACAACATTTCAACCATTTTTTAGCCGCTTCAATTGCCTTGCGTGGACAATTATCGTTAGGATATTCCGATTCAAATATAGGCAATACTTGCTCAGCGCAAAAAATAGCAAACTTAACTATATCTCTTTTATTTTTTAACTTTCTCGGAATTATCCAAATTGACCACAACAAAATATCTGCATCATATCCTTTCCTTACTGCGTCAATATGTTTTTTCTGCATTGACATTTCTAAAACTTTAATTAAATCACGTTCATTTTGTTTTGAGTAGTATTCAATGGCAGATGCACAACCTCCTAATTTCTTACACTCTTTAATTGTTAGTTTCATTGCTTTTCTCCTTTAACTCACTGGAATAATAAACCTAATCCCCAAGGCTTTCATTGCCCTGGTAATGATTGGTAATTGTGATCCAAATAACCACATGATTGTTTCCTTCCCATTGGTATAAATTATCTTATAATTTTTTTTGTAATCCATAACCAACCTCCCATAAAATTTATTTTTTTTATGTTGTTAAATATATATCCCGTATAACTTCCATCCCATCTGTAATTTTTACACCATATTTATTTTCAATAAATAATACAGCTGCGGTTACTATCTCTCTATTTCTACGATGAGATATAGAATAGATTTTTTTTATGACGGCCTTGCCTTCGTAATTTTCTTTGTAAGGATCATAAATTGGAATTGTTTTATCTAATGATATTTCATTACGATAAATATTTTTCATTTCTTTCTCATCTTTTTTATCACCCTTTTCTATTGCTTTGTCAAATCGTTCTTCTAATGTTTTCATAACCAACCTCCCATAATAAAATTATTTAACTTGTGTTAATGCCGCCATTTTGTACCGTTCATAAAATAAAAATATTTTTCCCTCGAGTTCAAATAAAATCCATTCCTCATTGTATTGTTTTATTACCTTTGCTTCTTTTGGCAATGACATAGTATCATATTGATTTAGTTTATAAACGGTATGAGATTCTTTATATTGTTCATCTAAAATTTTATTTTTGTTTATGGCCGATATTGTGCATTTTGTAATACCATATAATATTATTACCGATATAAATAACATAAATAAAGATATAAACTTTTTCATAACTAACCTCCTTAAATTATCCCCGTATAGCCGGTAGGGCAGCTGTGGGGATTATTAAAAATATTGTTTCATAATTTCTAGATTTTCTTTTTTTAAACTGTAATAGTGATTAGGCATATCTATTATTTTTTTACCGGTATTGACATCTAATTCATTCCATTCAACTACAGTTTGTATCGCTTCATTTTTAGATAATCCATCAATTTGGAGTGCACCAATTAAATCTTTTATAGTATCTTCGAGAAGCGGATTATCTTCTAATCTTTTTTGTATAATATTTAAAGGTTTTATATTATAAAATTCAATTAAATTTTTTAATTTATCCTCTGTTATTACATTCAATTCACCAGAAAAGAATCTTATTAATTTACTTTTTCCTAAATGTGCATCTAGTATAGTATGCTGAATGCAATTTGAAAAATCTTCTAAAATGTCAAACACTCTATATTTAATAAATTTATCATCTTCCATTTCTTCATATAAGCCAAGATCCTTTTTAATTTTTTCAAGAGGTTGTTTTTTGATTCGTTCATTGCTTACATAAAAAATATCGAAAGGGTTAATGTCTAATTCTTTACAAAAATTAGGAATTGATCTTTTATATAGTCCAGCTGATACAGGTATAAGCATTCCCCAACCACCATAAACAGGGAATTTTCTTATAAAATTTAATTCTTTTGGTATTGGTAAAAAATAATCCATATTTAACCTCCTGGTCTATCTTATCAATGACGGACAACCACCTCCGGTCAGACGGGCCGAAGCCCGTTTCGAAATTATTGATTATCCCTAATATCTTTTAATATTAATCTTACTAAATCATCTCTGTGATTAATCCAATAAGTCGAGTCATTAATTGTACCCGCTTTAATAATTATAGGTAAAATATCAGCATTTTCTCCATAAGTGTGTACAGCTTCGGAAATTATATTATATCTAATTCTATTAGCCCACTCAATTTGTTTTTCTGATCCACTAATAAGATCAACAACATTAATACTAATTTCTATTTGATTATACTTTGTTTTAAATGTTAATGTATCCATACTCAACCTCCTAAAATTTGATAGTTAATTACTATCGTATAATATATAATATACCACATTTATTGCAAAAAGTCAAGTATTTTTTGCAATTGTTTTAAAATATATTTTACGGTATAATGGGAAATAAAAAATTATTTTTAGAATATTTTATCATGGCATAAAAAAACCCCACAAAAGTGGGGCTAAAACTTTTTGGTATGGGTTTAATTATTTTATATGTTTTTCAACAAACTCTTTAATATTTTCCAAATTCCCAGAAGTGCAAGAACACTCACAAACATATTTTCCAGAAATAAACACGTCAATTTTTTTCGCTTGTGCCAATTCTAAAAAATCTTTTTTTGTGGCAGAATAGAAAGCATGCTCGGCTATTTCGTCACCAGAACGAACCGTCCTTGATCTAGAACTGCCAGGGCCAGAAAAATATTTTTTCTCACCGTCCACTTCTAACATCAAAGACTTACCGGAACTAATGAAAAGCCATTGAGTATCAACATAATCAATATTAATGGAATAAGAAATACCACTCTTATTAATTATCTTACGCAAATTCAAATCAACTTTTGGATAACCCCAGAACACATTATTATCCAATCTGTTGTTTTCCATTGATATGATTTGCATATCGGAGAACTTATCAACGTGTGTGGTTATTTTATATGTGGCACACGAACACATACACAAAAACAAAACTAACATTAATTTTTTCATAATGTTTACCTCCTTAAATATATACATTTATCGACATAATATATTACACCTTTAACAAAAAGTCAAGAAAAAAAATACTCTCCCCGGCCGGGCATTCCCAACCAGAGAGAGCGGAGATAAACAATGAAAAAAATTATTTGCTTAAAGAAAATTGTAAGATTTTTACTACAATATATATCTTAGCCCAAAAATATATTTCCTTTCCAATTTGCTGATACCAGGTGGGCCGGAGATCGTTAATCAGATCTCGCTGGTATTTTATAAAGTCATCTTTACTTTTGCTTTTTTCTTTTTCTAAATTATATTGTTGGGTTACGATACTATGATTATGTAATATAACATTTATTTTTTTAAGCTCTATTGAACTAAATTCATTAGTGTCCGCCAAGCAGTTTGTGTATACGACTGATGAGAGACTCACGAGAAATATCATCAAAATCTTTTTCATTTACTTTTTCCTTTTCAAGTTTGTCAATTTCCTTATCAATTTGTTTTATTTTTTTATTATATTCGCCAGTAATTTTTTTTATGTTTTTATTTTTAATACCCAGATATATTTTAATTAATCCGCAAATAAAAAGTAACAAAGAAAACCAGTTTTTTTTAATGAACAATAAAAGTTTATTCAACATTGTCTTTCTCCTTAATCATCTTATATGATTTAATCCCTACGATGGCAGCTGTGAAAAGCAAAAAATCTTTCCCGTCAATATTAATCTTGCTAGTTTGCCAGGCCCAAAATAAAAAACACCAGGTCAAAAAAGAAAGACTTACCGCCTTTAAAATTAATTTTTCCAAACGCCTTAATAATTTCTTTACAAAATTCATCTTATACCTCATATTCGATTATAAAATAATTGTCTATAATTTTTTTTAATTTAACCCCATACTGCGGATCAGTGGCATAGCCACCTTTTAAAAGGCCATTGATATATTTATCAATATCTCCATTCCATTCTTGACATTCTTTATATCTAGTATACTTTAAAATTAGATGACAATAATCATCAACACTGTCTTGATATGTTTCATATTTTTTAAATTTTTGATAGATATATTTCTTTTCACCATTTATATATTCAAGAACTTTCTTATTAACATAATCCCCGGCCCATTCAGAATTTATTTTTATATTAAATAAATTTTTACTGTCCTTTTCATCTTCACATAATATTTTTCTACCCCACCCGGTCTCACCAGCAATTTGTGCAAGTAAAACCTCGGCTGGCAAATGATATCTCCTTTCGGCATTCAAACAATATCCAGAAAAGTCTGAAATAAATTTTATCACATAAGATATTTTTGATTTACTATTTATATTTTTTGTTTTTATATATTGAAACGGTAAACCAACTTTTCCATTCCATAAATCGGATATAAATTTTAATAATTTTTTCAACATTATTTATCCAACCTCCCCTCAATATGAGCTATTCTCTCAGTATGTATTTTAACATCTGTTTTAATTTCCTTAACGTCGGCACTAAGATGTTTGAGATCATTGAACTTAATAATCGCGAACATAATACCGTTAAATATCAAACTCCCAATTGTAAAAATCAATCCAATATTACCCATCCCTAACCCTCACTTTATTTTTTCTTTTATTTCTGCAATAACAGAAAACGTCTCGATATCTCTTAAAATAATTCCTTGATCAAGTTCTCTCCGTACCGTTTCAACATGTATTATTTTTTTATTACAAAAAATACATTCTATATCAGCTATATTGTATTCTGTTGTCGAATTACATACACCAAAACTCAATCTATGTACATTATTATTACATTCACATTTCCATCTATATAATATTTCATATTTCATTATGCTATTACCGTAATGTCACCCAAACCGGCACGCTCATCGTTCCGGTCTGCAAAATTCGTTTTGGCATAAGTATAAATTTTAAAATTATCGACCGCCCCATTAATCGGATTAGCCGCCGCGCCTCCCTCATTTAGAATATACAATGTGCCTCCGGATAAACTTTGATTTGCCGGTATAGATGTTGTTGAGCCGACTAAAGAATTATTAAAATATAACCTTTTGGTATCAGAGGTACCATTGATCCCACTTCTTTGATATACTAATGCTAGATGTATTATATCCCCGGCCGTCCAATCCATCGAGGCCGGATTAAATCTTTGCGCATCTGATGCACCACCAATAATATGATTAATCCAATGTCCGTTCAATTCATAAAATAGAATTCTATTATTAGCATTAATATACCAAGTAAAATAATGTTGATTTGCGCCGCCACCCCCACCATTAACACAATTCCAATCAGATTTAAACCAAAATTCTATGGTAAATTTATTGGGGTTGAAATTTCCTTCCGGAAAACTTATATAATCACCGGCATTATTACTATATGCGCCATTTCCAAATTTTACAGCAGAATATGCTGCGGTTCCAGACCAAGTTCCATTTTGACCAGCCAAACTATTAGCCACTTCATCAGCATTACCCAATTTATTATATATAGTTATCGCACTCATTAGCTATATGGAAGACATACCGACAAATTGTTTCCCAATGTCCCTCCCGTTGGACAGGCATCAATATCAATTGTAAAAACACTAAATTCATTAAACGTTGCAGATGAAAAGTATACGCTTGATCCAGTGTTTTCTCCCGCCCCTATCTCTGGCAATGTTCCAAATATAGATACACCGTCTTTATTAACATCCGCCGTAATGGTAGAACTCGGTGCAGCGTCTGAATATATTAGACACTTTCTGAAAGTACCTGCCGTCCCCATTAACGCTTGTTGTATTGCAACACCTGTATTCACGGCCCCCATCATTGTAAATATCAATTGATTTTTTGTTACACCACTTCCGCCGCTCCCTGTTGCTATCGTGGCTCCCTGATATTTAAGAACACCGCTTTCTGTATGAAGTCCAGCTGTTCCGGTTGTATCTGTAAAAGTTATTGATGTAAATGCCGTCGAACCATCAATCATATCCTCTATTGCGCCAGATAACGTATTAATATCAGCCGCACTATTCGGATCACTTGTCGATCTGCTTGGTAAAGGTCTACCCATTTATTTCTCCCAAAAAAATATTTGTAAAAAGTACTTGACTTTTTTTAAAAAATGCCGTATATTATATAAAATACCTTAAGGAGGTAAACATTATGAAAAAATTATTAGTTTTGTTACCGATTCTATTAATCATGGGTTGCTCCCACACCTATGAATTGAACTTGCAATCTGACACTTCTTATCAATGTGTTATAACAAAGGAAAATTTTTCTACTGATTTTTTGAATAAACAATATAATTTTTCCACTGATATAACTCATGACGATACGGTTATAGTCCGAGTATATAAACATACAAAATATGGGTATATTTCTGGACAAATTATTCATCATTATTCGACACCTCTATATAGCGAATCTGAAATCGTATCAAAAAGTTATATAGAAAATTATACAGTAAATTCAAATCAAACAAACTATGGTTCCTTGTTTTTAGGATATAATCCGAATTAAAAATCCTGTTCAAAAATATAATAATATACATACAAATTAAAAGTGGCGGCCCCTGCTGTCTTGGTAGTTACTATTGTATCGCCCGTTTTCATCACCAAAGAACTACCATTGCAGGAGCCGCCATCACCTACTATTGATTCACCACCACCATAATCAATTACAATATCTACCAATACTAAAGAGTTGCTATTTATAGTTGCAACGGCACGTCCAAACTGTTTGTTCCCAGTGACCGATTGTTCGAATTCGTAATTTATAGTCTTAACAATCCATGTCTGATTTGCTGGTACTGTTATTGTACCATCCCCAATTAATGATGTCATTCTTAAAGATGGTAATGTATAAGTTGCCATTATAAACCCCTATATTAATATAGAATATAAAAATAATAAATCATCTGTTATATAATCTGTACATGTGCTTGTTATTTTATATGTATTCATATCCTGTTCACCACTTGTACCAAAAAACATATTTCTTGTCAATTTAAAACTATCACATTGATCTATATAAGCGTTTTTATATGTCGCTGTTGCTGCAATATTTCCATCAAATATATTTTCAACAAGTATAAATTTGTCAGTATATTCTATTCTTAATAATTCTTTATTACCCAATTTGCTAGTACCATAGAATGAACCGCCTATTATTTTAATACCTTCCGTCACACTACTAGCAGTATTTGCTGAATTAATACAATAATTACTATCTGTTGGTCTATATACTCGTGCACCATTTTCAAAATTTAAAGTCAAATTACTCTTGCCTCTAATATCTATTTCCTCATAATAATAACCCGCCCCTATATCAATATTACCGCCCAAAGTATCGTTAACCAAATCCACAGCATCTTGTATATGAAAGAAATACTGATTATATACACGTGCGCCCTGTCTGCGCGCATCATTAATATATGCATTTGTCACGGCAACTGTTCCGGCCGTATTCTGATAAATTATAGCAAGTGGCAATTGAGTTTTTGCCAATGATGGGAGTATAGGATCATCGGAAGTAGATCCCAATTCCAAACTTAACGAATTATCACTATTAACAACGGCAACAATAAAGCGCGGTTTATCAACTGCCGCTATTGTATCGCTCGTGGCACTTGTCCAATTGACACCCACTCCGTTGGGACATATACCGGAACCACTTGTTATTCTTACGGTATTATCAGGTGTTCCCTGAGCATATACCCGGCCGCCGGTATTAAAAACTCCAGCTGGATTAATCTTTCTAATGTGTAAATTGTCGGATAAGTTACTAAAATTATCACGTGCGCTCGTCACTTCACTAGCTGTACTTGCTATACTGGCATATACTTCTGATCGTAAATCATTAAATTCATTTTGTATATCGGTAAAATTTTCTCTTATCGGTTTACTTCTAAGTTGATTTTGATAACTAATGCTATTTAAATTTAAATCGCTACTCATTATTGCATCCTTATTGGTTTTAAATATGTATTAGAATCGCTTCCACCAATTTCTAAGTTTTGATCCCACACAAAACCTTTATCATAATCCAAATCATTTATACCGGATTTAAAACCGTTTCGATCCCAGATAAAATCCCCCAAATCAAAACCACGGTCTTCTAAAGTCAGTTGAACTTTTAGCGCTGGTTCGTTCCACGATTCCCTGATTGATGTCAAGCCATAAATATCGTCTGTATATGTATATAAATCAAATATAACCAGATTGTCATTTAATTCTAGGTATGGATTAGGAACCATTGATAAAGTTATTTTTTTTGCTGGATCGCCATAAAACCCAATTAAATAATCAGCAAATTTTTGGCACATATTAGCCGACATAAATGGATTAATTCTTTTATATGTGCTGCCTTCGTTATTAACTATATTATCAGAATTCCCGGCCTCTGCGAATACCTCTACTGTCAAAGCATTTTTAGGCGTACAACCATACAAAACGATATCCGAGGTGCTACCGGATAAGGTAAAATCAATAGCAGTATTACTCCTAGAATCCTCTGTAATAATAACGCTATTATCATCTGTATATCTGACATATAGTGCCGTTGTACCATAGGTTAGATGTAATGCTGTCGCCGTTCCGGTATATGTTTTTAATTCGATTTCCGGGTTAACAACGATATCTTTATTCATCACCGTGATTCGCTGTAATTGTTTATCGCTATCAAGATCCTTGTCTATACTTTCTATATTATAAAAATAATGTATTGTATAATCTGCCTCAACATCAGTCGGGATTTTTTTGAGGCTCAAATTACCTGTTTCTTCTGTTTTTAGTCGCCAATCATCATCGCCCGCGTTCACCGCATCCATTAAAAAATCGAGTGCCTGCCATCCGCTTATATTGTCCAATTGCTCGGCGACTGTTGCATCGACAGAAATAGTCGTGGACGTTGTATCCCATTCCGCCGTGTCGTATGGCACACCACATCTATCTAAAACATATGTCATAGCTGTAGCGACATTTAATGTCCCGGTTAAATCTGGCAGATTAATTTCTGTTTCGAGTGCCTTTTTTAAATAATCTCTACCATTGCAAACTACTTTTGTATCTTGATAATTGGGATCGTCTAAAATAAAAGTTCCCTGTTTAAATAAAAATACATTATCTTCTTTAAGAACACTAATAGAATTAATCGCCCCGGTTGCTTTTTTGAATAATAGTGCAACTTGTAAATAATCATCGTCTAAGTCAGCATTAAAATTTTTAGTATTAGAACCGCTTGCTATTGATGATATCGTTGACCAGGTAGCACCAAAAAAATCAGAATATGGGCTAACACGATAGCGGAAATCAAAATCTGCGCTGCTGGTAGTAATAGTTGCCTGTTTAAACTTACGTTCGGCATCAGTAATAGTAAATGTCTTAAGATAATATCCTGAATATTCGTACGTGGTAGCTCCGTATGTATTGCTATTATACATATTCTTTAAAAGATTGCCGTCAACCGTTCCGGTGTAAGAAGAAATATCATATATTACGGTACTACCACTTTTTTGAGTATGTACAAATTTATTAGTGCTTGCAAAATCGTCTGATTGACTTGTCTGTGCTTCGGATTGTGTTAATTCAAAACCACTCCAGGCCCGGACAATTAAATTTTTCTTTAAAATTGTAGCCTTAGTATTACCTGATCCGGTACTATATAACTGCTCAAAATTATTTAATGTGAATGATATCTTTTTTGACGGCGGCATAAAACTATAAACCATATATCTACGATTTTCATTACTCAACTCGATTGTACGGCCCTCTAAATCCGTAAAATCGACAAATGTAGATTGTGTGCTTGAATAATATTCGGTTTTTATGTATGGTTTACTGACAGCACCACCGGCAACATCATACTGGATCACTTCACTTATTGTACTTGTATAATCTGTTTTCATATTATATTGATGATATCTTTTCGGTCAATGATAATTCTATATTATACGTTGGCCCTGGCAATTCCTTTTTTACAGCTATTTTTTCTAAAATAAATGTCCCCTGCGTCGACGTTTTGCCCGGTATATTTCGGTCAAATGTACATTCTACGGTATCTTGATAAACGTCAAGAGGTATAAATATATTTTCATAATCGGTTTGTGCGACAACTAAATCAACACTTACTTTGACACGATTTCTACCAACCTGTTTCTTTCTTAAAAATCCCTGGGTATCGGAAAATTTATTATTTGCTTCGTTGCTGAATGATATCGTAGCCGTTTTACATCCGCCATTACCCGCAGTCAATGAATTATAAGTATAAGTCCCATCGCTACTCTGTATGATAAATTCAGCCATTAAATCGCTTGCCTAAAATAATCATTTAGTATATCAACTATTTCATCTTTATCGCCGCCATAGATATTAATAGAAACCGGAGCGGACACACTGCGCCCAGAATTGAGTGCGTCTATGGCATCACGTCCCAAAACCGCCGTTGCCTGTCTATTAAGTACCGATTCTCCGCGTTGTACGGCGATTATACCATCTTCCCCATTTATTGCGGCAGGATAAACCTCATCAATTATACCACCTGTTCTTTTCGTCGGTAATTTTGTATTGCTTATTTTATCAATCTGCACAGCTCCGGCAGCACCCACTAACGCGGCAAGAGGTATGTTAACCGGGAATGGATACGACGCTAAAGTTTTTGTTACTCCTTGAGCTGTATTTATTATTGCATCTGCCAATGCGGCGGCCTTACCTATTGTAAATAATGTTTTATTCGTTGATTGTGCTAATCCCGAAATTAACCCAAGCGTAGTCCGGTGCGTTTCTAATTTTTTTTCATCTAATTTTTTATCTGCTTCTAGTTTTTCTTTATCGGATTCCAAAATTTTATTATTTTTAATTTTATTTAATAATACCTGTTCTTGATTTGCCGCAGATTGAAAATCAATTAATTCGCGAATTCTATCTTTTTGCAGTTGTAATTCTTGTTGTGCTGTTAATTCATCCTCGCCCTTTAATTCCCTTATCTGTTCTCTTAATTTAATTTCTTCATTTATAGCACTAGTAAATAAACTTTTTCTTAATTGCATTTCTTGCTTGATCGCTTCGGCTGATTTTTCTTGCTCAACCTTTGCTTTTTCGGTAGCATCGACTAGATTATAAGAATCTTGTGTTAATGTTTCTAAAACTTTAGACGCCTCTTTACCAGTTTTTATTTGAGTTTCCTCTAGAATTTTTTTATATTTTGTCATTGTCATTCCAGATTCTTTTAATTGTTTAGTAAAATATTCAAGTTCTTTATTCCAATCAAATAAATCTTGGCTGGCATCTCTATTTGTTTTAGATAATTCGCTTTGAGCTAATTTTATATTCATTATAGCGCCTTGCCATCTATCATATGCATGACCAAGCTTAAATAATGCGTCTTTATGTTCTTTAGTGGTAATATTATATTTTCTTAAAATAGAATCTTCCGCATCAAGTGTCTTTTGAAATTGTTCATGCATTGCTCTAGCTTCTCGCATGCCTCTAGCCCAATCTGCAACCTTATCAACTATACTATTTAAAACTGGTAAAATTGAATCTAACGCATCCTTAAAAAATACACCTATGCCTGTAATTATATCATCAATACTAGAACCCAAAATTCTCAACTGATTAGCTGTATTTTTTTGAGTGCGTTGAAAATCACCTATTGCATTTTTACTTTGTTTTAATGCCAATTCTAATGTTGCTTGCGCCTTCGCCTGCCTTAACGATTCTCCGGTTAAATTTTGTTGTCCTTTTCTAAACAATTGTTGTTGTACATCTGTTTCCATTATGGCTATGCCATAGGTTTTTAAACTTTCTCTTTCACCAAGCAAGGCTTTTGTAAGTGCCTGACTAACCGCCTCAGCACCGCCCTGCGCATTGGTAAAAGAAGCCAAATCAACGGCTAATTTATTGACTTCACCAGACAACCGAAGTGCTTCTTCTTGTGTAAATCCGAAACCAGTTAGTAAATCTCCCGTTGCGCCTAATAATTCGCGTGCCTTGGTTGAACTTAAACCAAATCCCTTTACTAATTCTTTAGCTGTTTTATCTGCCTCAACTCTTATTTTCGAAAATACCGTATTAAATTTGCTGAATGTTTCTTCGGAATCTATTGCAGATTTAATAACTTTTGTCAATGCTAAAACAGTACCACCTATTGCAGCGGTAAGAGCGAACCAATGTTTTTTGACATTTTGACCAAACTTACCGAAGGCAGTTTCACTTTTTTGAGTTGCCTTTTTAGTGTCATCTAGCGCTTTTTTAAGTTGATCATTTTCTAACGTCAGTCGAACTACTAAATCTTTTACATCATCGGCCATTAATTAGATCCTTCTTTCGCCCTACTAATTGCCCTATTGAGATTATCAGCAAAAAACGGTTCATTATGACGCTGTATATACATATTGACCTGCAATACTGTCATTTCTTTTATTTCTTCCATCGTAAAATTTAACTTTTTTAAAAATAAAATTGTATCACCTTTACTCTGTGACAATTTTATGCCACTGTGCGTAGAATTTGAAACGCGATTTTCAAGTTTTTTTTTACGCCCATTACATTGTATAAATATAAATATAAAAATAAAATAATATAATCGTCAATACTAAATTGTTTCATAAATTTTTCGTCGCAATTTTCAGCAAATCCACATAGATTTTTCAAGTATCCCATTATTAACTTACGTCTCGCAATCGTTCCGATAGCAGTTTTCAGTATAAACCTAAAATTTTTAAGCTCGTTTAAATCGGCTGGAAGTTCTGTTAATCCACATTGAACAGATAGACAATCCAAAAAAAGACCCAGATATAAAACAAAATTATCCCATTGATCTAGCCATTTAATCTGTTTAATAATAATTTCCCGGCCATACATATCAATAACAAGTGGCTTATTTAAAACAATGTGCTCATCGTCAACTTTGACTGATTGTAATATTCTTTTTATATCAAAATCCATAATATTGCATGGGAGAGCCGAAGCCCTCCCGGAAAACTAATTGTACCCATCGGGCACATCAGCTGTAGGAGAAACGCCAGAGTCAAAATAACTCTCATAATATAAATTAGCGGTTGCGTTCACACCGCTTTGAGCGTTGTACTGTGCAGAAACAAGTAACGGTGTTACTGTCTCTGTCTCTCCGCCATAGTTTTTAGAACCATCAAGAGAAATATCAGCTTTGGGGATAGTAATACAATAATGTACCCCATCATCACGCTTTGACACATATCTAACGGCACGATATTCTACCGATGGCTCATCGGTTCCATGTGCAATCCTCGTCCCTGTGTTAGTTCCGGTAACGCTTGATTTCGTACCCTTGCTAACAATAGCTTCAAACTCTGCATTTTGATTAGAAAGACCATGTTTTAATTCAAGGCCCTTTCTAATAGTTTTTTTATAGGTCGGTACGCGTGGGATTTTATCTTCCCTGGTATAAACTTCACGAATTGGCGTGATTTCTTTCTCCGGGGAGGTAAAACCTACTTTTTCCCAATCCGTGCCAACATACCCACCAGTGGCGGAGGTATTCATAATGTACATATCAAAATCGTTAAGCAAAAAATTGGTAACGACTTCGCCCAAACTGGTAAATTTGGTTACAGACATTTATTTCCCCCCTTTTAAATTTACTTCAAACCCCCAGACATAACCACCCTGCTGATCATCTTCACCTAGGTAAATAGGTGCATTCACCGGCTGAAAATAAACAGTAGATGTGTCTTTACGATTTGAATTTATTCTTTCTATACATTGATATGCTATATCGCGCGCCTTATCAAATAAATTATGCCGAACAGCTACCTGAATAGTAGTATTATAATATGGCGCTAAAGTCTCAGTAGTATAAGCAGACGATCCGGTATAAAATAATCTAATAGCAGCGGCATCCGCGATCCATGGTTCTTCATTGATCATCACTGGTATCTTTTTCCGGCCGTCGCTAAATTGATTGTTCAATAAATTTTTTAAACTATCCATGCTACCCATGTAAAATTCCTATTAACGCCTCTTTATATTGAGGATATATAACTCTATCAATTTGAACATCGCTTAATCTTTCTTTATGTTCTTTTATAACCCAACCAATCTGATGTTTTATTTTACCAGATTTAACATGTGTAATATTACCATTGTCGTAATATACGACTTCTAATTTTTTATCTTCTATTTTTTTGCATAAAGAAATAAAATCATTCATAAAATCTTTTATTTCCTTTCTTTTTTTAAAAAACATTGTTTGCTCCTATACTTTTTTCCACGCCTCACTAATAGCACTATTTAAATCTTTCATAAAAAATGGAACTTGCTCTTGCCGCGCTCGTTCGGCATATCCAGACTGCGCAAGTGGATTAATACCGGTATTAATATTTAAATTAATACGCTTTCCCTTTTTAATCATATATCCTTTTTCTAAAACTGGTGCATAGCCATATCCCAAAGGAGATCTGACAATAAATCTAAATTCACTTTTTATTCCTGTTGGTGTGATTTTTGCAGTAATCCTCCGGGCGCTCCCCTGTAAATTTCCGGTACGAACTGGCGAATAAACTTGCGCTTTTCCCATCGCCAAAAGTGTATTTTTATTCCATTTTGCAAATACATCACGTACAATTATATCATCAAATTTATCTATATTAAATGCAAATTCTTTTATATTGTCACTAGACATTAAAAATCACTTCCCTGCCAATCCCATCTATTAACTTTTGTCACTTGTCTGTTAACCCAACCACGTAAATAATTATAACATTCTTTCCCTATAACACTTAATTGAAATAAAAATCCGGTTTCCGGATTAGTCCTAAGGCCACCTCTTTGTAAAATCCATAAGGCCTGTTCATACGCAGCATATTTAATTTCGTCCGGTATATATATTTCGCTATCCGCATCGACATTGCTACTTCTGGGGAACTCTAATGCCTGATATGTGCTTTGTCCTCGTATGCCTTGATAATATTTGCTGTCAAAAAATCTGAAACTACGGTCTATTTCTCTTGTTGCCTGCTTTAAAAGTGCCTCTTTTCTCGATGTTGCAGAAAGTGTCCCAGTCGAACTATTAACCACATTGACCCATGCATCAGCATTTTCCTTAACATCAAGATAAGCATCTGCTGATGCTACGCTCACATAACTATCAGCTGTTGATGTACCGATACTTGTATGTATTGCCATTTGTATCTCCTATTCGTCTTCATCCCAATTTGCAGCATGATTTTTTATATATAATGCCGTTGCTGCTCTCATTTGTTCATAGTCATTTTCATCATGACCTGGAGCTTTTGTAAAATTGATATTGTTTCTAATAACTGCCGGGACATCATCAATGGTTGGGACATGATCCATCACATATTCCAAAATTACTTGTTTTCGGTCTGTAGATAATCGCCAGGCCGAAATATAATGCGCCCATTTACTTTCAGAATACCCCATTTGCAAAATATACTGTTTATCAGATGCAATAAAATCAGAACCGTCTTTTTTTTCCAATAATGTATAACCATGCCAGATCATGTTATTCTCCTATATAGATATAAAATTTCACTGTTTGTCAATACTCTATTCCAAATAGATGCAAAGGCAATATTACCACTCCAAAACCATGCACTACCCGCGCGGGACCCCAAATATATATCTGTAGGGGTGCTTGCAATAACATGAGAAATTGTGTATCCTGTTCCAAACTCGACACCATTTTCGTAAACATGCATTTTTCCATCACCAGTCACATTCCATGATAAAGTTAACATTTTCCAACCTGCCGTTGGTGTTACCGTTTCCCCAGTTAATGTATTATTACCATCACCTATATACCAAAACCTAACCGAATTATTACCAGTATATCGGTGTATCCTGATAAGATTATTAGTATCGAAATAGATACTCATAATAATTCTGTGTGTACTATCACTCCATAATGAAATATTGTATGGTTTTACCCAGACATTTATCGTTCCAACATTTATATCAATATCAGCTGACAAATTATTATTATTGACAAAATCATTGATGCCGTCAAAAGTGGGAGCACGATCACCTGTCAAAAATTTATTGTTATTTACAGTTACGCTCGTATATAATCCATTTTTATTTTTAGGTGAAAAATCTCGGGCTATAATACCGCTACGTTCCCATAATGGATATAATCTAATTAAGTTGTCTGGATACATGCCTTTTAATAGTTCAATATATGCAGCTGAATTTTTAATTAAATTTATTATGCTGCCAACCTCCGGTATAATTTTTGTATGTCTGCCAATGCCAAAACTTTAGATTTCCAATGCATGAAATATGCAAGATTACCTACATGACCCCAAGTCCCACCTGGCCTAGATCCCACATTTAAGCTCGTTGGTGGGCCAACCATTACATTGGCCGGGGTAGTGTTTACCCCGCTCAAATACGCATCATTCTCATATACTTCTACACGTTGAGATCCTGTAATATCATAAGTTACAGTACACAACCACCACGTAGTTAAATTTGATGGGACTATTCCAGTAGTAAATGCCCCAACGCTACCATTACCATAATAATAAATACGTAATTTATTATTAGAATGTTTTCCAAACTGAAAATAATTATTACTGTTAAGTCTAAAATCCCAAAACATTCGAAACGAATCATCTACCCAAAATGCAGCATTGACTTTTACCCATATCGCTATTGTCCCTTTAACCTGGTCAATGTATGGATTTATAGCCGTATTCTCTGCTATATCATTTATCCCGTCCCAAATAGGAGCACGATCCCCGGTCACAAACTTAGTATTATCTAATGTGACACTGGTATAAGTTAAATTTTTTAGTCCGGTTATCTGTTCATAACCAACCGTACCTTTTCGTTCCCACATCGGGTATACAAGATTTAAATCGCCGGGACTGATTGAGTTAGCTAGCTGTATATACTGTGCTGCATTTTTTAGTTGAAACATATTATGCCTCATCCAAGGACGCAGCTGCGCCATAAATAATTGATACACCCAGGAGTACAGCGTCACCTGTCATATTAGACCCCACCGAAGTATTTCTGTAAATGTCAAAAAATATTTTGTCTTCATTTGCTGGATTTCCGCTAACCGTTACAGCACCACTCTGCGCACTCACATGCAAATCCTCAGCTGTAGTTAAACTTGCATCTATTACCTCAACTGCTGTGCCATATACAACATCAATAGTATCATTGTCAGAAACAGCAACCGCCTTTAAGTCCCATCCCACATTGCCTGCATTAGCATGTCCGACTGTCGTCCAATTAACTCTAAAATTAATAGTTCCCTTATTCCAATAATTTGGCATTACCAAAAAAAACTTGGCATGTTCTGCTGTAGTATCGTCAAAATATAATCCTGAAATGTCGGGCCGGGCCGCCGTAGTTTCTGTAGTGATTAAATTACTGCATCCAGCCGTATAAGATGGGATCATAGCATAGGCCGGAACATAAATTCTACGTGTTGATGCCTGGACATCTGGTTTTTCTAATTTTATCATGATTAAACCCCCAGACCGGACACTCTATATGATACAACCGTGCCACTCGTATTGCTCATATATATAGATGTAGACAAAAAATCATCTATACTGAGAGCTTCGGTAGCTTTCACGGTTATTTCGTTTCCGGCGGAACTATTAAGCCTTATCGTAATATCCTCACCAACGACACTATTATCATTACTAACCATCAATGAATAACAATTAGATACACTCCCATAACTGATTGATGTATTTGCCACACCGCTTGCTATAGTACCCTCGACGGAAAAATATTTTGTTCCGTCAAGTTGAAGCGTTGACACAGTTCCCGAAATGTTTCCGACTGTACCACCACTTATACGCATACGGCCTTTATCTACAATGACATGACCACTCATTTATATTTCCTCCTAAATAACACCATTATCTTATTTTTTATTGCGTTTTTTGCGATTACCTTTTTTCATAACAGATGATTGACATATAGCCCAGGCGCTAGATTTACTTTTGCCTTTTGCAATAATTTTTTTTACGCATCGCTCTAATTTTGCAGGCATATCCGCTCCTTACCTCTATACATTTTCTTTTTGTTGCCCCTCAAGTATAGGCAAAAATTGCACATACATTCTATTAAATTCACCGCTTTTTCGTTCAACCTCCCATTCTTTTTTATGCATAAAATCATATATTGCCTGATAAATACACAAAAAATAACCGGGATTGGCTTGTACTAAATATACAAACCATTGGATCGGTATATTATTTTTAAGCGTCCATAACATTTTACCGTACAAACTAGCAAAGGCTTTATTTTGATCTTCTTCGTGTTTTTCAAAAAAGAATAATATCTTGGGTATATATTTCCATTGTTCCGTGTTACGCATTAACCGGACAATCAAATCACAATCCTGGGAACGTGGTAATCGTTCGTCATAATAACCAACTTGATCTAATATTTCTTTTTTTATCATTAAACATTGATGATCCAATCTGGTATATTTCAAATAATTGTCCAGTAGTGATCTATTCTGATCCCATACTGAATTGATTTTAATTACTTCGTTATGTAATCCTATTATTTGCCAGTCGCAAAACATTACATTATAATTATATTTCATACACTCCGCGACAAAGTTAAGATCATAATAATTGTCAGAATCGAGAAAACAAATAAAAGCACCAGTTGCAACTTTAATACCCGCATTTCTTGCGCGTGAAGGAGTTCGTCTTTCTGTTTCCTCTTTTCCGCGTTCCAGTTGCACCAGTTTAATCTTAGAGGCGTATTTTTTATATATTTCTCTTGTTTCTTCATCGGATCCATCATCTACTAATATCACCTCCTTATCTTCCCATGTCTGATTTATACACGATTCTATTGCGCGATTAATGCGTGTTTTATCATTATAATTAATTATTATTATTGATACTTTCATTGATACCCCCATGAAATACCATAACTATCATTTAACTCTTTATTTGGAATTTTATAATACTCACATAATACATCAACACAATCATCGGGCATTTGACCAGATGATTGTTTGGGCGACCAGTTTTTATAATTTATTTTTTCTGGTTTATCAATTTCCAAAAAATCAAATATTTGTCCGGTCAGATTGTCAGGTTCGCAGAATAAGTCTTCAGATTTAACAACACAAATCTGTTTCTTAGGCCATATTGAATACCACCAGTCGAGATGTTTTTTATACAATCCTATTGTCTTATAGGCTTTATATGTCAAATCTGTTTCTTTATCTTTAATTGCCTGCAATAATGTTCTTCTATCCCGGCCCCGGACGCGCTTATTATGACACCAATGTGACCAACAGCGGCGTATAGGTTCGCGGCATAAAATAATAATCTTAGCGCTCGAATTATATTTATAAATTCGTTCTGCCGTGACATGATATACCAGATAATTAGTACTTGCATCAACATTAAATCTATTATTATATTGTTTTTCATATCCGGTATAACTATCATCGCCCTTATAGTTTGTAGAAAAATAAAAAGGTTCTTTTTTCATACCACCGGCAATATGATTATGGTGTATCAAGTAATTAAATAGACTAGTAGTCCCACATTTCATACCGCCCACTATAAATATACCTACTTTTCCCACCTATACCTCTTTATTTCGCCATCAATATATATACTGATATAATCTATCCCATCAATATTTTCTATAATGTATTGCTGTTTCCACTCTGGGAATATATCAAGATTAACCGGATTGATACTATATACACTAACACCGGGGTAATTATCATCAATAAATTTTTTCATGTAGCGCCAGGCCTTAATCATTTGTCCGGCATCTATTTTTTTTGACTGTTCCTTATCCCAAAAACTACCATGATCATATGTGCAATCATGACCAACAAGATAAATGCGCTTAAATCCTGCATACAAAATAAACTGCATGGCTTCCATGCTTATAGATGCAAGACATCCCATTCCCTGGCTTATATCGGTATAATATATGCCATCATAATACAATCTATCTGTAATTTCATAATTACCTTTTGAAAATCCGGCTACTTTATAATGTTTTTTTCTGGTAAATTTGGCTATCAATGGATTGTAATTATCGTATGCCTCTGGATCAGATAAATAACCACGGCCCTTATTACCAGGATCACCAATGAAATAATAATGCATAAAATATGGCTTATATATTATCTCATTTGTACCTACTCTTATCGCATCAAAATTATTAATAAAATTATTAATACTCGGCCCGGTTCCATAAAATATACAAGTTTCTCCTATGTGCTTATTTTTATATTTTTTAAATATTTCGTTTATCATTAATTAATTTTTTATACTTTCTACTTGCCTGGTAATGCTTAATAATCACGTTTTGTGTAGGCATTAATTTCTGTATTCTATTCCCAGGAATATAGCAATATTCTTTAGGTAAATTTAAAACCTTGTCATAATCAACTTCTTTTAATACCAGTTCGAGGCACTGTTGATCGTCCAAATCTTCTCTTTGCCTATTTAAACAATCCCATTTTGACATTAAATAAAAATTACTGATGTTGTTTTTAATAAAAAGGGTTCCGGTACAATGTTCTATATGTTTTTCATATTGTATCATGTGCAAAGCAATATCAGCTATATCCTTTCTATAAAAAAGTATCGGTTTTTCTAAAAATTCGGCATCAGCATCAACGTATAAAATATTACGTCTTGGAAATTTAACCATTGTATTCTTGATACACTCTGTATTATACTTGCAATTTTTAGTCCAATTCCCGGTATTCTTAAATCGTTCAATATGATATTCCAAATCAAACTTTTTCATTGATTTAATTAACCGTTCGATTTCTTTTTCGTATGGTGTATCAATAGTACACATGCTAGTTACAATTAATTTACACATGCAACACCTCTAATTTTAATATCGCTTTTTTAGGAATTAAAATGTATTGACCAAATTGATCTTCGCTTATACTTAAACATAACATTAAAATTTCCCTATCTTGATTGACAAAAAAACCACACGTCTTTGTATTTTTTATATCTTGTGAACAAAAATAAGTTTCGATGTCGCTCTTTGAATACCAACTGTCTGTACCGGCTACACTATCGACCCACTCGACATATAACATAGTATTATATTGTTTATACTTCATTTTTATCACCCATTGTTTATAACAACAATAATAATAATATCCACCAGCAGCTTTTGAAAAATACTATTAAAAATATAGTCATTCCAACAATTAAAATATTTTTAACTATTATATTAATTACAAGCAATTTAATTTCTATATTATCTTTTCTCATTATTTACCATTAAACAAAATAATCGGATGTTTAAACGCATGACTTAGACTTTTTGGATATTTATTTCCGTCAATTCTCACAGGATTAAACTGATCAAACATTCTATAAAATTCAGTCCAGTTTTTCCATGCCATGTCCTTATGTTCACCGGATCTTCTAAAATTATTTGGCACAATACAAATAACCTTTTTACCAAATTTAAAAGCCTGTTCAACCCACTCCCATGGTTTTTTAATATGCTCCAAAAAATAAATTGCTAAAATATAATCATAATCAGAACCGAAAAAATCAGATCCTATTTTAAAATGTGTTTTATATTTTAATTTCGAGTTTACATAATTAACTGCCACTTCTGAAATGTCGCATCCGTACACTTTACAATTCTTTTCTTTTTCTAGTTGTATATCTATAAGACCAAGCCCACACGCATAATCGAATATTTTACTACCATCTGCTATTATATTTTTTGTAATATCGTATCCATATTGACGGAGATTAAAATGATATGCACCACCAGTTGGTAAACATTTCATTACAGTTCGCCATTTATCGTTAAAATAAGATTCATTATACATTATTTGCCCCCAATTTGATATTAATTTTCTCAATTTCGTCCATATAATTAAGCCGATATAATATATTATAATCAAAATTATAACAATCACATGAAGGGATATCATTATTAATTTTTAAAAATAAACATTGTTTAAATTTTTCATGTCCCTGTAACAACTTAAAAAATTCCCCTTTCTTTAATTCCTTTAACATCATGCGATTAATTCCTTTTCGAGTTCAGGTAACTTATTTGTAAATAGATCAATTATATATAGTCTATATTCGTCCATTTTCTCACGTGTTAATTTTTTGGTACTTAATACAGGCAAATCTTTAAATATCCATTCTTTATTCCAGATATTTCTTGATCCCTCCCAATCATATATATATGGCCGGCATCCGCACGCCATGGCCTCAGCTATATTGTAGCTGAACGACTCAATAATAGACGTACTCAAAACACCGGACATTTGATTCCAGAAATCATTTAGATCGTCATATCGTCCATGGTACACAACATTCTTACAATCTTTTAATTCATACTTCATAGCGCTTTCCCAAAATGGCGACTGGTGGTCTACGCGCAAATGAAACTTAAATTTCGGATTCTTTTTGATAATTCTGCATAACAAATAAGGATTTTTCTTCTCGTTAATAAAACCAACATATCCGATATTAAGCGGATCGCGATCTTCATTTTTAATATAAAAACTCTCGACATCGACATCATTGTAAATCATTTCAACCTTTTCTTTTGGTATGTTGAACTCTTTTACAGCTTTGTTCATAATATGAACAGCTACAAAAATAATCTTTTTAATCTTTGAAAAATCTATACTTCTAAATACATTTTTTAACAGATAATATTCATATCCATGACATCGGATTACAGTCTTTTCCGGATACTCTCTTGAACATCGAATAGCGTTCTCGTCAACCCATTCACAAAATATATAATCAGCCCATGAACCTAATTGAGAATTATATTGCTGCGTTCTGGCTATATTATATATACCAGTTCGTTCTAAATGTCCATATAATTTTTTTGTAAATGATCCAATTTTATCAACGATTAAAATATTTGGCTTTCCAGCGCTCATCCGTTCTATTTCTGCCGCCCACTGTGGACTGGGAAAATATTGATAAGCTCTACGTAAATGTGCAATTGCTTTAACCATATCATTTTTTAGTTTATATATATGTGCTAATTTTTGGTGTGGATCAAATGTAAGTGCCGCGCCATTTTGGAACATCCGGGATGGTTGAGGTTTTAAGACCAGAGCCAATTTATAATTAATTTCGGCTTTATCGTAGTCTTTGTTATCAATATAAATATCGCCCATTAGAATACGCGCGTCCCTGCGTGCCGGGTTTATATGCATCGCTTTATATAGACATTCAATTGCCTTATCTATCTGTTTGAGCTTATTATAACATATCGCCTGGTGTATTAAGACTTGATATTTCTCCGAATTTTCATCTTGTCGGTGTTTAAGATAGTTATTAAACGCTTTAATAGCACCCTTAAAATTACCAGCCTCAATTAACGTATTTCCCAAATAAAACATGGCTCTCGTATCATTCTCTTTCTCTTTGATCATCTTCTGTAGTTCTTCTGTATTCATTTCCACACGTTGTTTTTTACGATCTTCTCTATTATTTTCCGGTGCATCATGAATAAGTAAAACTTCTGGACAATGCATTGATTTGTCACGATCGGTATTTTGTATTGTATTATGAGCAGCCCGGCCAAATCTTATCTGTGGATCATTTCTGTATATCCTCGGCTGCAAAAAGAAATTATTCGGGATCTCTCCGATAAATGGCTGTTGATAAAGATAAAAATATATTTCGTCCGGCTTTTCTTTCTCAATTAGTGGCTTTATATGCGGTAATACTTGTCTTTGTACATCGAGTGTATTTTCTTGTGTGATATTATACCAAGCATTTGGAAAAAACTCGTGACCATCCATAATTAATAAATAATCACCTGTCGCTTTATCCATTCCCTCATTACGGGCCTTACTGAAATCATTCTGCCAGGTATATTTATAAATAATTTTAGGTTTATCGTTATCGTTAAAAAACTTCTGTATTTGTTCTTCTGTATTATCGTCTGTCTTATCATCAATTCCGATTATATATTCATCGACAAAATCTTTTATCGAGTCAAGACATCTGTAGATTGTTTCTCCCTCATTTTTCAAGATTAGACATGCGGAAAGTTTAATCATTATTTTCTCCTTAATAAAAAGACGTTTCTCCTACGGCTATCTATATAGAGGCTCCTACATTATTCTTTAGTGTTAGTACATTCAATAATCCGGCCCGCCTCACGCCGAATAATTTTATACCCTACAAGCGCATTCCAGTGCATTACAAGCAGATTTTCCTGAGGCCCTTCAAGTTTGTCGTTAGTTTTGACATTAACGTCGCGCCCTACGGCCTTACCACAAAATTCTTGTCCCATAATGTATGCACTAATCGTGCCCGTTCCGGCTCCACTCACTTCATTATTAACCGCCCACCGGACACCCTCAAAATCTCCCATTTCGCCCATGGTGAATGGAGCGTTGGTAACATATTGAGTAGATTTTGTCCAGGCAGCGTTATCACTATCTGCGCGAAGCTGGGTGTATTGTATCGGATGAATAATACCACGATACAAACCATCTGCAAAAGGCTGTACATTGTCAGCCCTCATGTCAGATACAACCTCACGTACAGTTTTAGCACGCATCGGGCCGGCAGTTGATGCGCCAGCACCATACGAGCCGTAATAATGATATGTTTGTGACAGAGTGCCGCTAGTCTCGTTACTATACTTATTTAAGTCCATAGCGGTACGCGCCAGCTTGTTCAATGAATTCATTGCCTGATCGGTCAAACTAAAAGCCATATCGGCAACGTCATTGATAAACGTCTCATTGTGAGATTCTAAAAGATCCAAAACACCATGATCACCATAAGCTTCAAGGGTTACAGCACGTCGAGTGTAGGTCAGCGTCTGGCTCCCGGTAATGGTGGCAGCGGTAGGATCGAGTGCACCAGTGTTTGAACTCAGGGCACTTAATACAGGAAACTGAAGAGCGTCACCCCGATTGGGGTTAGTTCCCAGATTCCATATACGCTCTTGACAGAGCGCATCAAAAATATATTTGGGTCGCAAGGGTTTGGTCGTGATATTATCAAACGATGTTCCAATAACTTGCGCCAAACTAGTTTTGTCAATATAAGCAGTAGCCATTTAAATAATCCCCCTATTAGTCTTCACGATTGGAGGGTCTGAAGGCATTATCCAAAAATACTTTTTTTACAGCATCTTTCAACCGCATAGCTGGTGTTTTAGGCTCAGGTTTCTTTTCAATTTCTTGTTTCAGGTCTGTCGGAGGAGTAAAATCTACTGATTTACCCTTTATCTTTTCAATATCCTTTTTAAACTCCTCAAGTATTTGTTGTGCACTTTCCCTAACTTCTGATTCTGTATTGCCAACAACCATTTTTTTGTAAGGTCTTGTTAAAATGCTATATTCGTTATTACTGAGTATTTCGTTTCTTAAACCTTTAATAACTTCAGATTCTAACGATTTTTTGAGTTCTTCATTCTCCGTCGTGATGCTATCATATTTTGTTTTCCATTGCTCAATCTCGGACATTTCAGCCAATTTCCGTTCTTCTTCTTTCTGTTTCAATTCTGATAATTGTGTTTTAATGTCGTTATAATCTCGATATTGATCTTTAATCTTTTTTTGTTCTTCTTTTAACCGAGAGTCAAACTCACTCTGATTGAATGTCCTGTTTGTTTTTTTCTCATCGTCAACCTGTTTTTGATTGACGGCCGATTGTTTTGGTTCATGATCATTATCTGGTGTGTCAATAATATCTCCCTGTTTTCCTTCCTTAACAACCGATACTTTTTGTTCACTACTCATTTTTAACTCCTTATGATTTTATCCCGCACCTTGAATAAAACCTTTTATTTTTTTCGGACTGGTCCGAAATATTATCTGTTTAATTCATTCCACTTCTCTTGTTTTATAATAGCTAACTTTTGTTTACGTGTCCAACCATTACGGGCGACCGCAACTTCTCGGTCAATCTTTTTATTTCTTTCAAGCAATGGTTCAATTCTGTCTCGCTCCATTGGCAACATTCTATGGCGGCAACGAGGATGAAAAGGAGGCTTTATTTTTAAAATTGGCAATCCAGGTGTGGCGCCATTTAAACTAAAATATTTGCCTTCGTATTGTTTGCAAATTGGGGTTGTGGTATTAACGTTGTTGATCTGCACGATATCAATACCCAAATCGCCACATTCATCTCTCATTATATCGTCTTCGATTTCGCGGTTCCGCGTCCTGGCCCACATATTGGCATATGTTTCCGGCTCCCAATGACGGCCGGCCCGGTCTAATAAATATACATTGTCCCGGAATTCTGGTGTATCTATAAAAATACGCTTAATACTATCAAGGTTCTGTCCGGCCCGTGCTAATGCAAACTCATCAAACTGGTTATAAAACTCTTGCCAATTACCACGCATTTGACGCGCTAGATTATTCCTTAACATTACAGCCTCTGTCAAATCAACTCTGGATAATACATTGATCTGCCTGGCATATATCTCTTTGTATGCCACAAAATCGCTAAACTGGTCTATTGCCTCATTGGCAATCGTATAACCACCAAAACCGGATAGCAAATTGATCGACTGCATTTGGTTACGCCATAATAATTCAAAATCATCCAACCATAGATTGATATTTTTGCGCGTTACAATGTCCGTTGACCCTCTCAAGCCTAAAGAGTCAAACTCCCAGGCATTGATCAACGACATAAATCTAATTATTTCGTTTTTTGTCGTATATTGATTATTATCTAAACTTTGCGCTATAAATTTAACACTTTTAACACTCATCTTTAACTAAATAAACAAACTCAACCCTATCAAATTTTTTATATTCAACTATTTTAAAACCATAAGCTAAGGGACATTTTTTACATTTTTTAATACATACATTATAACACCAACATATCATATTCATCCAAATCACCCTTAAAACTCATATTCTATAATCTTTTCTATTAATCTACCCTTATTATCATACTTTTCTTTGATTATTTCTTTGGGCTGAAAATAATTAGTTCTAAATTCCCATTGTGGCATCATTTTATTATTGGGACAATCTTCACAAGCCTGGGTTCCGGCTAATTGACAACAGCAAATATTCATTACACAGTCTCCCTAAACTTACTCGCCTGGATATCGGCATCTTTTTGACGCTCACTTTGTATTCGCTCCAATTCGCTTTGTGCCTCATCTTCTGTCATTTCGTTCGCGTCCATAATACTTGATAGTGTACTCTTTATTCCCGCAGACTTTTCCTTAACAATATTATCCACAACCTCCACACGATCCAGAGGAAGGCCATCTTGCCATATAGTACGCATATTTTCAGATAAATTTTTACCCTTAAGAGCATTATCCAACCTCTCCGCCATCCAAAAAAATTGTCTGAATGCTTCTTCCCAGTACTCGCGCTTACGACCAATCATGGAAAATGTATTGATTGATTTCCATTTCAGTGCCCGGCCGCTCTCTGCCTGGCCCCCGGCCCGGTCGGTAAGCCCGGCAATAGGGGTACTAATGCGCGATGTCAACATTATCATTTCGACGAATTTATCAATCGCTTTAAACGATGATTCTATATTACCATCCCATGTGACGACATCCACTGTATTATCAGCAGATCCGGCCGGGGCTTTCTCTATCATTTTCCCTTGAGAGCGATTAAAATTTCCATTTTGATCTAAAATTCCGGACGGGATCAATGTCCACGGGTCGGCATGCTCATTTAAAATATGGTTAACTTGATCAAATCTGTCATCAACATCCGCAAACAATTGTTTCTTTCCCTGATAATCAGATTTCCCGGTTTTTTGGCCCTGTTGTTTTATGTTGCAGATTTTAATAATTGGTATGAAATTAAGTTCTGTTGCTTTTTTTGTTAACTCCCTTATCTCTTTTACTTTATGTTCTTCCGAACTAACCGTGTCAACCCTCATTTCATAATTTTCTATGATATGCTTTCTTCCCTCATCTAATAACGGAGATGGATATTTCAAATCACCGTTTTCGTTTTTCTCTTTATCGTGCCACTCGTAATAATGCTCTTGCACCTTATAGTCTATATAGTTCTTTTTATTATTCACCTCTATAATCTCATAAATCAAAACCCTGGTTAAACCTAAAATGTCTTCTTCCCAGATAACTTTATTCGATTTAATAAAATCATAAAACATCCGATCGCCAAACCGAAATAAATAGATAAAATTTGTCCCCATGGCTGAGGTATATGTGGCAGCTTCTAGCCAATCAGAAGCAAATGTCTTATATTGTTTAATCCAATTTTTAACCTCATCGGTAATTGCCTCATTTCCAAAATCAAATTTTGGAAACTCTCCGAACAAAAGATCGCCGTTGATTTCTGAAATAAGCGCCGGGAGTGGTATTAACGGATCTATATTTACATATTTCTGTTTTATAGGATCAATTAATTTAACATAAATATACTCGCTATGAAACATTTTCTCCCAGTCTGTTTCTAGCTTTATTCTTATTGCGTCTTCTTTTTTTGGAAATATATCGCCTTTTTTAAACATTAACTTGCCTTCCTGAAATCTTTAATTTGCCTGGCTCGTCCCCTATCTCTTGTATATATTGCATATCTTATAGAATCTGGACAATGATCATTTTTCTTAAGCGGTACATTTTTACCATCGCCACTCTGGAACTGATCCCATCTGTACAGCTCGAATTCCCTTATGTGATTTATACATTTACTTAAAAAATATAATCCATACCTATTATTGCCCTGCGGGACAAATCGCCGTTGAACTGCTTGTATACCATCCTCAACATCTTTAACAGCAGGATAGGTCGGAATATTGGTTAATTTATAGAATTGATTAATAAGATCCGGCCGGGCTGAGTCTGGATAAGCGGCGGATGGCCGTCCCTCTGTATCTACCCACTTATAACCATTCCACCGCTTAAACGGAAGTTTTAACCACCCTCTATTTAGCAAAATCTCAACAAGCGTCTTATCTATCAACTGCTGCTCAATATAAAGCTCATCAATAACATAATAAGCATCGTTTGTACACGCAATTAACGATAAAACTAATGGATGATCATTTGCATAACCCCAATCTATACCTATTATATACTCATTAACTTCCCGTACCGGATACGTGTCAACAACATGCTGCGCCCGGTGAAATTTATCATATATGACACCCTCGGCCAGCACCCACTTCCCCTCACAAAACCGCTGATAAAACACACCAGTATAGCTGTTTTTTAACTCGTCTATATATTCTTGTGACAAAAGCGGATTGTCCTGGAAGCCAAAAAACCAGTTTTTTACATCTATTTTCTGATTATCTATATAATCTGTCTTAATAAAATGACTAGGACTGTCCGGATTACATGTCCAGAATTTAGGGGACGGGACACCACCACCGCGGCAACGCGAATGCGCCATTTTCACAAACTGTTTCGGATGTTGGACTATTTCATCAGCCAGCCACCCATATACAGTTTTGCCTTGTATCCGTCCCCAAGACCGTTCGTTATCAGCACTGGCGCACGCTATTTCTATGTTCTTCGACAATACAGTTAATCGTTGAGGATTTTTGTCGTACTTTAAATCATTGATGCTATCTAATGATTGCATGTCTCTAATTACATTGTCATATAAACTCTCTTTTGTTTTACCGGACATCATCAAAAGGCAATTATTAGGGGTCTCGTTATAGATAAAATCAATCCACCTGAGAATCTGCGCGAATGTTTTCCCGGAAGACACAACACCGCTTGAAATATTGAAGCTGTGAGTAGAATTTAATAAATAATCTTGTTGTTTAGCAGAAATAGCCACACTAACCACCAGAAATATCAGTAATATCGTTCTCTTTAACATCTTCCTCTTTATTAATCCCCTCTCTTAATTTCCTTATTTCTTCTGCGATCGGATTCTTAATACTCAAATCCTGGTATTTAATTGATTGGCTTGGCATACCCTCAACATAATTAAATAAAAGTTTAATGGCTGATATATCTCCCGCAATGGCCATATTAAAAACCTTTTCAATAAATATTTCTTTTAATAACTTCTTTTCGTCTTTCTCGTTAGTTAATTCTTTTCTTAAGTATTGTTTAGCCAATTCTGTCAATGAAATCTCTTTAGGTGGTCTCCCGTTGGGATTCCCACTTTCCCCAGGTTCCCATCTTCCCTTTTCATCCATCCTGTTTTAATCCTGTTTTTTAAATTAAAAATACCGTATTATTCAATTTTATTCTCAATTGATCTCTCTTGCATTACAATTCCAACCAATTTGTGATATGCCATTTCTTCTGATAATTCATCATTATCAATAATATATTCGGGACTTTCCGGGACTTCATAAAAATGACCCTCTCTTTGTGGCAACTTCCTTTTTATATAAATCCATATGGGATGACATATTTTTTCGATTTCTTTACGGACATTTTCCATAGGTGCTATTACTGAAACAACTATGTTAATCCCTAATAATGAATTATATTGACTATGTAAAAATTGCGCTAATCTGGCAATCCGTAAATTATGTTTTCTTCTATCTTCCCGTGAGAATCCCTCATCTGTTGATATAGTTGCCCGCATTTCGTCGCCATCTAAATTTATCCATAACCCATTATTAATTAATTTTTTTGCTAGAGTTGTTTTCCCTGCCCCACTTGGCCCGGTCAACCATACAATCATATTATCTCCTATTAGGGGAATGTCGTGCATGCACTACAAATATATTTCCCTCTATATATAGAGATAAATTGCACATAAAAAAAGCCGCGGTGGTGATGAAACCCGCGACTTATTGAAAAATGTATATATTTAGGAGGATTTCTATTATATTTCTGCTAAAAAAAATTAAATTTTAAAGTCAAGTTTTTTCATTAAACTTTTTTTTGATTCTACCGATATGATTATATATAGCAGATTCCGTGCATTCTAAAAGATGTGCTATTGTTTCAACATCTAATTGATCAACGAAATAAAGTTGGAATACTAGCGATTCTCTGATAGTTAATTCAACATTTAATTTATTTATCTTAATTCCACCACATTCATGTTTTTTGTTTAAAATATATTCGATTACACAGTCCCGATATGGTATTTCTTTAACCTTTGATTCTATGCTTTTCTTATATTCTCGCATTAATTCAAAAAATATCTCTGGTTGTGTATGTAATAAATTGTCAAAATATTCCTTATAACGATCTACTAATCTATCCCCGACAGTTAAACTTTCCCTATATTTCATTAGTTCACCTCTAATTTATCATCATCAGTTTTCACGGCAGTTATTATTTGTAATTGTTTCGCCGTCTCATATAATATATTACGGTATAATGCATCAAATATGCCTAAATCAATACTAAATCTATCATTATCAATTAGTATTATTAAATGTACCTTGCCATTGATAATGGCTGTTTTTAATTCGATTTCTGATTGATTACTCTCTTTCATTTAATAACTCTTTCGCAATATTAAAAATTTCGTCCGGTTTAATGGCCTTCATACATAATCTATCAATACAATTTATATTAAAATGACCATTGACACCATAACATGGTTGATATTTACATACTTCTTTGTAGATAAATCTTATATGATCTTCCCAGGGGCCGGATTTATTTTTATGTAGACATCCGCCAAGTACAATCATCGGAGTTTTTGCCGCCCTGCCCAAATTCATTACCCCAGAGTCAACCGTGATCAATAAATCACACGATGATAATATAATACACGTGCTTTCTATATCCCAACTTCCAACAAAATTATATACTAATTCATTATGTTTTAATGATCTTCCATAATTATCAAACCAAGTTTTTATATTTTCTTCTTCTTCTTTACCACCCAAAATCCCAACTTTATAGTCTTTACCTGTCAATTTATTGATTAATTCAAGCCAATATTCGTCAATCCATTCTCGGCGTATAAAATCAACTTCTTCTTTAGGTGCCTTTCCCATATGAATACAAATAGCCTTTCTTTCATTGTTTCTCTTAAATACTTCTACACTACTTATAAATGACCTATATTGTGCATAATCTCCTATATCACCCAACCTTGCTATTAAATCCAGGTTACTATTTATTTCGCTTATCTGGTAATTGTCTGTCTTATGCCGGATTTGTTTCGGGATATCGGGGAATTTATAATGTGTTGATCCGGGATGAAAATATATAACAACATCATATAAGTTCTGTTCTACGTCGTGCCATCTGCTATATATATTATCTAATATTTTAGGGTCATTAATAAGCATATCCGCCACAAGATCACTAATTAAATCAATCCTAGCGTCCGGATATAACTTTCTAAGCGCTAATAAGGCAGGAGTACACATTATAATATTGCCGATTCCCCATGCTCTACAACATAATATATTCATAATTTATTAACCCAATTACTATAATTTTTTAATTTTATAAACTGACTCACTGGCATAGTAGCAAATAACTGGCCATTTTTATATATATTAACTATATTTTCGTATTTTTCTGGTGTTTCAATAATTTCTATATGATTACCGGGAACATCTGTATATAAATTGTCTATATTTCTAAATTTCTCTATAATTTTACTTAACTCTTTTTTCATATCATATCCCCATCAAATAAATGTTTATACCGTTCCTTTAAATCTTCTCTCATTATTTTTTCATAATGTTTTAATTTTCCGGCATTCAATAATACTTTGTTTCCGCGATGTCGCCTATAATATACGGATATAATATTAAATGATTTTCCTATACATTCCATAAATAGTCTAATTTTGAAATGCCAATCCTCATTGGATAATAACCGTTCATCAAAATAACCTATTTTATTATGAATAGATTTCATCCAAAAAATTGAACATAAATTAACTATATCTTCTTTCCAAATATCACTTGTGGTTATACATTTTGCTTTAATCTCTTTATCTGTCCTACAAAATTCTTTATATCCAGTCCATAAAAAATCACATTCGTTAAAATTAAATTTCCAAAATATATTAAATAAAACATCTTCATTATAATATTTATCGTCGTCATGTAAAATATTAATTATCTCGCCACTAGCCTTTTCTATTCCACGATTACAAGCCCATGATACACCTTTTTTGTCAATATCCTCAACAACAATTAATTCTTTATCGCTATAAACCTGCATTTTCCAAGATTCAACCGCCTCTTTTAGCATTTTCTTACGTTCCGGTATTGTGGGTATTATGGTTGTTATTTTCATTATACACCCCTATTATTTATAGCTATGACTGTAAATAATCATCAATAGATTTTAACCATTCTAATGTCTGAGTTAAGGCGAATTCTATCCACTTTATATACTCATTTTTATCTAATTTATTTAAGTTATTTAAATTTTTATATTTTAGAAACATTTTTTCTACTGTTTTTATATTTTTATTTCTTTTCATTTATTTCTCCGCTATAAAATAGCCTGAATTTTTTGTCTCAAAGTTATGAACAAGCTTAAATCCGGCATTAATTAAATATTCTATTACTTTTGGTGTTGTAAATGCATGTGTAACATATCCGGCAACTTGATCATAAAATACAGTCATATATAACCGCCCCTTCTTTTTTAAAACCCTGAAACATTCACTTAAAATCATTTCCGGTTTATAAGAATGCTGCAAAACCGATTTACAGAATATATTGTCAATTTCGCCATCTTTATATCTTTTAAGATTCTCACCAATTCCATGATATATCTGTTTTTCATCATCTGTTTTTGCAATTGGATCTATACCTATATATTGGGCCAGCGGAAAATAACTCTTTAGCCCGCCACCACATCCGATATCTAAAACTTTGCCCGTCATATTAGCACAATTAAATATAATAAGTGGATCCGGATAAACATAAGGATCACATAACATAATAACTTTATTTCTAAATGATATTTCGGTACTTTCTGCTTGATGTTTGCGCCATTCCTTGAAATGTTCTATACCTCTACGCCAGGTAGAAAAAGTTATTTCATCTGTATATTTTTTCTCTCCGTACCCTTCTCGAATAAATGTAGATCGTAATAATAATTTAATCTCTTTTATTTTATCAGCACTCAACAATTTTCTCGTTATATTCCTACTTTTTTTACCTTCTCTTACAAACTGTTTATCAAAATCATTTAAAGCAATCTTTATTACACCCTCATTTCCTTTGGGTAAAAATTTACATAATTTAGATAAAAATTCTTTTCTTTTTATATAATCACCTAAATCTTCATATTTCACCTCTATTAAATTTAACTGTGGAAATTCTCTTTTTATATGATCAACGCCTATAGATTCGTGCTCTATATAATCATAAATCATCTCATCGGTATTGTCTTTAAGGCCCCTATTTACAGAATCTTCTAATCTCGCGGCATGAAAACTCTCAAATATATCTATCGGATTTCTTTTAATCCGTACAAATAACACTTGATCTCCCATATGGCCAAGCATATCATTAATATGATATAAAGCATTCGGATTATTACCGGGGTGAAAATTCATATTTTCTGTTATTTTTGCATGATAATATCCACGTCCTTGATTAAGTACATATTGCAAAAATGTAGTGCCGGATCTTGGACACCCAAAACTAAATACATATAAAACCTTTTCTTTCCGCATTATTAAATCCCAATTAACTTCCATATTATAACACCTGCTTAAAATATTTATGCCACTTTTCACAAAATTTATCTATTGTAAATCGTTGCTTTATTGTTTCTCTTGCATTTTCTCCTAATCTTTTTCTATACCTTCTACTACTCAATAAATTTTCTATTTCGTCCCTCAAATAATGGGCAAGATTATTTATTATTCCATTAACGTTATTATTTATTATAAGATCCATGTCATCGTGTCTAGTTGTTACAACTGGCATGCCGGTAGCCATAGCCTCCAAAACAGAAAAAGAAAGTGGACTATGTAAAGTTGTATCCAAATAAATGGCGGCTTCTCTATATATCTGTTTCATATGCTCATATGATTTACTTTTGGGGCATGGCCAATCGTCTTCCTGTTCTCCGTAATTAATTGCAGGTAATCCATTTGTTAACAGCTCATACATAAAAAACCTAGTTACTTTTTCACGAATTCTATAATCATTTACAGTAGTCAAAATATATCCCGCATTTCCCTTATATCCTTTAAATTCATTCGCATCTATACCATACCAGATAACAGGATAATTTGTATTTTCGTATCCATATTCCATCTTTTGATTATATCCACAAAATGCAATATTGACATTTTCTAATCCACTCAAATCTGGCTCATTACATTTACTTGTTGCAAACTGTAAAAATATTGGCAACCCCAAATCTTTCACTCGCAAAAATTGAGTGTGTCTATTAAATATCAAACAACAAAAATAATCGTCCGGATTGACTTTATAATCTTTAGGCAATATCCGTATATTTTTAGGTATTGGTCTATAGTGTTCTCGCCAGGAATAAATATCTTTATAATGCATCAAATCCATATCATAACCAAGCTTAGAATAAAGAGTTAATAAAGCTTCATGGCAATCAAAACTAAGTATTTTTTTCACAATATCTCCTATAACTTTCAGGCAGCGTATAATCTAATTTTTTCCAGCCAATGTCAACATAATTTTTCTCAACAAAATTCCGTTTTTTGATTAATTCATCAATATTTTGAGCGTCTGTGTCCCGGTAACATTTCCGGCCATGGCAGTAATGATAATGATATACTGGTATATCAGTCTCAAGCCTATTTTTAACCTCTAAAAGATTAACTCCATTCAATTGTGTCGCTTCGTGTGGTGGATTTTCAGTTCCATATTTAATACCCAATCCCTTCTTAAATAATCGCGGGACACGGTTCACGCTCTTATATATATACGGAGAATACCAAAAATTATAACATTTGAATACATAAACCCACTTTTCTAATAAAATTAAATTATGCAATAATTCTGGATCATCTTCGGGGAAAATAGCATCACACATAATTTGTAAAATATAATCGCCTGTTGCCATATCAATTAATCTATTCCATCTTCCAGCGTGATCAAAAGTTTTATCATTATAATCTTCACCTGATTGTTTATCTATAAAAAAATCAATTTTTATATCCGAATAACTACGCCATTCTCTAACTTTATCGAGTGTTCCATCCGTACTGCCACCATCCATAATCAAAATACTATCTACAAATTTAGAAATATTATTAAGCCACATTTCTATAAAATCAACTTCGTTATAAACCATTGTTACTGCCTGGATTGTTTGTGGCGGCCTCTCACAATATATATAATAATCAAATGGAATATTATCATATTTAACAAGGCCTTCTTCTTCTTTATGCTCAATCGCCCATTTGCGGCTAACTAAAAATCTTTTCCAATTTGGTATCTGATAATCGCGCATGGCCTTACGTCCATAACAATAATGCCAATGATAAATTAAAATATCCGTGTCCTCTTTATATTCCTTAGACAATGACATTAAATTTTTACCCTTATATCCAAGTGGTTCATGTGGGGGATCGTCGTCAATGTATTCTATACCAACATTATTTTTATACAGCCACGGCACACGACTATTACACCGTTTCCGATAATAATGCGGATGAAAACAAAAATCTTTTCTTGGAAATGTATATACTAATCTATCTCTAATTATTAATTCTCTCAAAATATCTGCATCAATAATTTTTATGCTCTCGTCAACATCCATCTGAAATATATAATCAGACTTTCCGGCAGCTAATTTGATTAATTTATTACGTCTTTCCCGGTGATTATACTCTTGATCGTTATAATTTTCGCCTTTCTGTGGATCAATAATTAATTCAATTGGTGTTTTATATCTTCTATCTTCTATATATTTATTTATAATTGCGATCGTTCCGTCAGTACTTCCGCCATCCATTATCAATATTTTATCAACCATATACTCAACATTTTTAAGCCACATTTCTATAAAATCAATTTCGTTATATGTCATTATTAAACCGATAATTGTTTTCATGGATTAACCTCATATATATCTTGTTGAATCATTTTATATTTGCCCATGATCTCTTTAAATTCCTTTATATATTTTTTATTAGAATCCAAATGCATGGGGATATCAAAATTTTCTGAAAAATTGACAGCTATATAATCATAATCATTCAATAAAATATTTAATATTTCAATAGGTTTTTCAAGATGCTCTAATACATCTAAGCATATAACCATTTCTTTTTTGAGGATATATTTTAATGAGTTATTATAAAAACCATATTTTTTCAATCTATATATATAAAAATTATTACAACTATTATTTATTTCATAACCAAAAGAATGAATTTTATTTTTAAATAATTCAATTGATATAGTTCCTATACCTCTACCATATTCACAAATTCTACTTATTTTTTTTTCAATACAAAAATTAACTATTTTTTTTATTGATTTTCTGCTCTCTATATTCCACCTAACTAATTCTGGTAAATACATTTTGTTATATGTATAAAACTCTTTTCTTTCGATTAAAGTTTTAGGATTTTCTTGATACCATTCCATATACAAAGCATTATTTGAATATTTATATAATATATTCCATAACTCCTCTAGCGATCCTGTCCATTTTATATATTCAGCATAATCAATCAATAGATCATTGTTTAATATTTCACTGTCCATATATCTTTATATCTTTCTCTTAATCTTGCTTTAAATATTTCTTCATATTCTTTCATCTTTCCGGCATTCCTTGTGCTTTTATTGCCAATATGTCTGCGATATTGAATAATATAACTTTTTACATTATAGCATATACATTCCATTAAACATTTAATT